GCATTTGCTGTCCTCCGATTGCATTTCGAACGCCACGCGTTCGACTAGGTCTAGCCAATTGCACCTATCCCGCCACGGTAGCGCGCTCCACCGTTCCCAATCCGCTAGCGCGGCCGTGTGGCTACGGTTGATAGCGGCGGCTACGTCGGGCCACGACGGCGACGGGCGCGCGCATTCGCGCAACGCGGCTACTAACACCATTCGCCAATCACGCGACGCCATAGCGCGTAGCGCGGCGGTTTCCCGCGGCGTATACGTTTCGGGGCCGTGGATGCGGTTGGGGTTCGCGGCTAGGTAGCGCACCGCGTCGCCGATGTCGCGTTGTGTGTAGGTCGTCATTCGACGACTTCCCAAACGCGCGCCATGCGCCCCGACCGCGTCGGGCGTTGCCCGTTCGCGCGAATGACGCCGCACCGCATAAGTTTATTGATAGCGGCCGACGCGCTTTGGTGCGTCATGCCCAACCGCGCTTCGATTTCGTCGCACGTTGACGGATTCTCCGCGATTGCGCGGCGAATGAATTCTATAGCCGAATCGGGCGCCGCGCGGTACGCGGCATCCTGTACTTCCCATCGTGTCGCCTGTCGCGCGGTCGCGCGCGGCGGGTTGTCGATTGCGAATCGGAAGATACCCAATTCGTCGCCGCGGGTTCGTCCGTGGTTGTATTCAATCATTCGAAAGCGCCTTTCGTAGTCTGCGGATTTCGTCGGCGGCTTCGGCCCATTCGCGACCTAGCCGCGACAGGCTAGCGCCGTCGATTGGTACGGTTTCGTTCCGTCGCGTCGCGTATCGGCTAGCGGCTACGGATACCGTGCCGTTCCATCGCGCGCGCGCTTCTATGTCGATTGCGGAAAGGGGCACGTGGAATATCCCCGCACCCTCAACAGGCGGCGCCACGTGCGCGTCGTCGTCGTCGTGTGTTGGCGTACCGATCATTCGCGCGACCTATCGGCCAATTGCCACAACAACACGCCGACCACACCCAACGCGACGACCGACAGCACCAACGACGCGCCGACGTCGCCGCAACAATCCCGCGGCGCGGGCGGTGGCTCCACCACGCGCGCGGGTTGTTGAGTCGTTGCCGCGTCGTCGTTCCACACATTCGGCTTTCCGTACCGATATTGCGCGAACGGGTCGGCGGGATTCGTCCAAACGCTGTTGGTTGTTGTCGTGCGTGTCATACGTTCGCGGGTTCGGGCTTCGACTTGCGCGGGCGCCCCGCGGATTTCTTCACTATACCACCCGTGAACTTATATTCCCGCATGACGGCGCCGCCGTTCCGTCGTAGGTCGCGTACCGTTAACATCGGTTGCCGAAGGTTCGCGGCTTCGCACGCGCGCGCGAAACTCGCATCGGGGATTCGGCCACCGTTCAACCAATTGCAGACGGTTTGCGGCGACACGTTCACCGCGGCGGCGAGTCGGCGAACGCCGATAGCGGCAAGCGCTTTGTATGCGTCGTCGTCGGGCGATAGTGTCCAAAAAATTTCGGCGTGTGCATTCATTGTTCGTATCCAATCACCGCGCGCATAGCGCGGATTGTGAGTTGTCCTAGCCAAATCCAATACCACGCGCACGCGGTGAGAATCGCGGCTACCGCCGTAATTCGCACGAACACGAACCCCACGGCGTATAGCCACGGGTACGCATCGTCGCCCCTCATTTTGTCGTCGTCGTCATAGTCGGGCATCATGCTTTTGCACCCTTGCGCGGTTGTTGTTCGCGTTCGGCGCGTAGCCGTTCGATTTCGTCGGCGGCAAATTTTAGCCCGTTGGAAACCTCTTGCACCCCTTGTTCGTCGGCGCCAATTGCCCACGCGCGAAGCCGCGCCACGATGTCGTCGGTATCGTTCATCTTTGCCCCTTCGGCTTGCGCCCGTCGCGTTGCATTCGTTCGACGACTTCGCCGCGCCAAATCTCAATTTCCCGAGGGAATTCAAACGCGACGCGCGCGCGGCCGTCGCCGCGGATAGTTACGGTAATTGCCCCCAACGCCACGCCGTCGCGCAAAACTTCGAACCGTTGTTGGTCGGCTACGGTGATTACAAGCGCCACGCGGCACCCCCTGTCGGAAGGGCCGCGCCGCCCGCGGAGATGCGCCGCGGGCGGCGTGGCGTGGGGAATGGGCGCATAGCGCCCCCGACGCTACCGCGCGTCCTGCGCGGGATTCCCGCTACGTCGGCGGGGGTTGCGTGCATTGTAGCCGTATGTTCGTTCATTGGTACCCCTTCGCGGCGTTCGGTACGCCGTAACCGTGCGGCGTGTGCCGCGTGTCTAGTGCCATTGTATCACGATTCAAGCGCGGCGCAAACGATGAACACGTGGGCGCGTTGCCATTCTTCGATTTTCGCGGGTAGCGGTTCGACGGGTAGCCATTTCGCCGCGCGCATTCGCGCGACTGCATCGGCCACACGGTCGCGCGGTTCGACGCGTAGCCGTTCCACGCACCGCGCGCGGTCGCGCTCCAACGTCGCGACGATGTCGGCGCGTTCGGCGTCGGGTGATTTCTTCGGCGTCGCGGCTTCGCGTGCGTTGCCCGTGTTCGCAATCCGACGGTAGACGGCTAGCAATTCCGACAGGCGGAACACGGTGCTAGTGCATTCCACGCGGTAGTCGTCAATCGCGGCGGCTAGCCACCGTTGGTTTAGGTTCGACAGGCGCCCGACCGCCAACCGCCGTTCGTCGTCGGTTGGTTGGTACCGCGGCCATAGCCCGTTGATTCGTTGGCGGTTCGTTTCCCATGTTGCGTCGGCGTGTTCGGTTGTCATATGCCACCCTTCCGCGCGTGCGCGCGTAACACACGCGTAGCGTGTGTATCTTCTCTTATCTCCTCTTCTCTAGATAACGCGGTTGTAACGTCGCATTTAGGTAACGCGGTTGTAACGGTCGAACCGTTACGCGCGCGGTGAGTCGCGACGCGGCGGGCGGTTTCGGCGCGACTCTTCGCCGTGGCGCCGTTGTGTTCGTCAAATCGCGGGATAGCGGGCGAACCATCCGACACGTCCACCAACCACCCGACACCGCGAAGCGCGGCCGACAGGGTTAGCCGTTCGGCAATCGGCCCGCCGCCTAACGCGTCTACGTCGGCGGTCGTGTGGTAACGCAACACGCCGTCGGTGGTGAATTCATCCGCCCACGACCACAACGTGACCAACGCACCGACGACCGTTGCAGGGTGCAAGCCCGTCGCCCGTGCGACGTACGCCACCCGCGGGTCGTTGTGTAGGTTCGTGCGTACTTTGATCCATGCCACGCTATCCCCCAATTCTGCGCGCGCGCGCAATCGCGACGGCACGGCGCACGACGTCGAACCTCATCGAATCGTCGGCACACTCCCACAACAGCAACGCCACGCGCACGACGTCGGGTGCGACGCGTAGACGGCGTGCCACGACGTCGCGACGCGGCGACAGGTGCGCGGGCATCATGTCGAACACGATCCCCGCCACCGCGATTTCCCGCGGTAGTTCCGTATCGGGCCACACGACGTCGGCCGCGGCAAGGGATTCGGCAAGCGTGAACGGTGCCGACGACGGGCGACGGCCGACGACGTCGGCCGCGGCCGTCGGGGGAAGTTCCCCCGACGCCGCGACAGGGTTAGAACGGCAATTCATCATCGGCGCCCCCTTGCGTCGTTAGTGCCACGGTTCGGACGTCTACCAACATTGGCATTTTGCTACCGCGCGATTGGACAACGGGGATAAGCGTTTGCCCGACCAATTCGGGTAGCCACGTCGCTATCGCGTCGGCCACGACGTAGTCGGTTACGTCGCCGTTCGACAGGAAGCCCGCGACACGGAAACTACGGTTTCCGACCGTTCGCGTTTCCAATCGGTGCAGCACCGCGGCCGCTATGGCGGTAGGTTCGCCCGTAGCGGCGTTCCCCGCGTCGGCGGCCGCCGTCGGCGGGTTCGGCACATCGGACGCCGTAGCGGGCATCGTAGGGGCATTTCCCGCAAGCGCCGAATTTACCGCCGCGGCGCCCGTCGAACGTGGCGCGCGCTTCGGGCCGTCGGTCGGTGCCGACGTCGCGGGCGCCACGCGGTCGCGTACCCCGTGCCGCGTTTCGTTACGGTCGTCGTTGCGGCCGTCCATATGCCCCGATTCATCCTCACGGGGTAGGCACAACAGGTCGCGCAACCAATACGAAAGGCTAGTGGTCAACGCCGACGCCACCGCCTTATCGACGGGGCGCCCCTTTTCAACCACGATAGGCCACACCACCACCGATTCGGCCGATTCGCCCGTCCACCCGTGGCACACGGTTAGACGCGACTGCACGTACAGGCCGTCGGCGACGATTTCCCAACCCGTGCGGCGAGCGACGACGCCGCCACGCTGCAACGCGTCGCGGCACGCCGAAATCATCCCTTCCGCCGACGTATACGCGTAGCGGTGGAACGTGTTACGCGCATCCTTCGATACGCCCGATATCGCGCCTTGCGCGACCAACAGGCCGTCGGAGAGAGACACCGTACCCGAACGCGGGCACGCGGTTGGCGCCGACGTCGTCGGCAACGGCGGTCTATCTTCTATCGGCGCGGCGGGGCGCGACACGCCACGCGCCATTCGGCTTTCGCGTCGTTGGTCGTGCATTGGTTCCGACGGATTCAAGCGCCACCCCCAATCGCCCACGCGGGGAGCGGCAAGTCTTCGATATACCCCGAATATCCCGACCACACGCCCGACGCGGTCGCGGCCGCGTACGCGTTGCACGCGGCTTCAATCGTCGGCAACATCGCATCCAAATCGGCATCGGCTAAACCGTACGTCGCGACACAATGCGGCGCCGCCTTTTCGACGGCAACCAACACCGCACCCGTAACCCGTCGGCCGTTCGCGCGGAGAATCTCGCGATAGAACGCCATTTGAAGATAGTACCCGTAATCGACGGCCGACCGCGCAAACGCGCGCGGCGCGGCGCACGTGGTCGTTTTCAGGTCAACCAACATACCGTCGGCGCAATAGGCGTCTACGCGACACTTGCACGGCACCCCGAATAGGTCGGCGGTAAACACACGTTCGGCAAACGTCACGCGCGACATAATGAGGCTAGCCGCGTTGTGTTGTTGCATCGCGGCGACCATCGCACCCACGCCCGCGTATTCCGATTCGTCTACGACGGTTTTGCCGACGTTCAACGCCGCGAACGCTTCGGCCGATTCTTTCCCCGCCTTTGTGCGGCGGTCGAATTTCGGGCTAGTAGCGAATTCGTTGGCGAAATCCGCGGGGCGAAGCGCCGCACAATGCAACGCGCGGCCGACGCGGAACGCGTCGGTATCCTCTTCGGCGCTGTTCATACGCGCGAACAGGTGCGCGGGCGTTTGACTCGCGAGGGTTTTTACCCACGACGCGCGCAAGCCCGCAAGCGCCGCGTATTCCGATTCCGACATGATTAGGCCGCTATTCATCGCGTACCACCCTTCCGACGCGTATTGCGTCCACGTTGCAGGAATTCACGTTCGACCGCGCACCCGAAAAGAAAGGCGCACCCGACCACAACCAACAATGCGAGAATGTCCATTATTAGAACCCTTGCGCCGTCCGTCGGCGCGACGTTCCGCCCGTGTGACGGGTAGCCCGCCGCGAATCGCGGCGGGTTGGCCTATCACACGGTAGCGGCGTTACGCAATTCGCATTCGAAGTCTAATTCGTCGCTAATCGCGCGCAACAGGTCGCGCGCCTTGCTACGGAGTTGCGCGGCCGTCCACGTAGCGCCGCATCGGCGCGCGCACGCGGCGTAGTCGTTCAACGCGTGTTGAACGCAGTAGACGCAACACGACACGCGCACGCGGTGCGGCTGTTGGAGCGCCATAGCGGCTTCGATTGCGAATTCGGCGAGTTGTTGCGACTTATTCATTTTGCTAACCCCTTGCGCCGCGTTCGGGCCGCGGTTGCCCTGTCGCGTTAGGCGACGTGCAGACTGTAACGCTATCGGCGTTACGTGTCAAGCCGCATTGGACATAATTCGGAAAATTTCGGTAACGCACCCGCGCGGGGTATTATCCGACGCGTGGGGCGCGTACGAATCCGAACCAACACCGATACGACCGCGCAAGCAATCACCGCGACGCGCGACGACTTACGCGCCGCGTGGGCTATGGCGTGTCTTGTCCGTAGCGGGCGCCGCGTACCGCGTTCCGTCGCCGTTGCCGTAACGGCCGACAGGCGCGCCCGTATCGACGTCTACCGAATCCTTCGCGCTATGTCGGAACGCGCGCCCCTGTCGCGGCCGACGTTCCTAGACGCACCGACGCGCCTAACGCGGTCGCCGACAATGCCGCAAATGCTAACGATGATAGACACCCTTCGAACGACGCACGACCTAGCCGACCGCGAATTGGTGCGCGCGGCGGTGAACAATTACCGCGGCGTGATTCTCGCGAAGTTCCACCGCGAACAATCACGAAATGAGGGTATCTAGAATGGTTTCGCCGCCCGCCGTGTTCGCGGGTAACACGTAGCCATTTTCGTACATCGCAAAGAATCGGTCGAATTCGGTATTGAATTCGCCTTCCCCGTTGTTCGTGACGGTCAACCCGAGGTGGTCGTTGTTCACCCAATCGGTCGAACCCGCAAGGATTACGAACCCTTGCGAACCGCGCGCCGATTGGCGTACTTCGGCCAAAACCAATTCGTCTAGATACATGATGCCGCCCGAATTGAGCGCGGTAGTCTGTTCAACCACCGCGTATACGGTAGACGGTAGCGATAGCGGCGCGCGAAAAAACGCGTATTGCCAACCGTACGTCGTTCCGACGGTATAGGGGAGAGAGACCGACGTACCCGATACGACGGTGCCCCCGTTATCCTGCAACGACACGCGAACGGTGCCCGCGCTTGCGCCCGCATTCACACGCGCGGCAATCGCCAACACGTAAAGACGGTCGGACGTAATCGCGTGCGGCGTACCCGTTTCGGCTTGCATCTGTTGGCGAACCTTCGCAAGCGTCGAACCGTCGCCAATCATTTTGAACGCCGAACCGCCGCGGTAGGTAACGCTAGTCTCTTGCGCGAAGTGTGTGCCCGCGGTGCCCGTGCTAACCGTCCAATAGTCGGGGATATTCGCCGTCGTGTAATTCGTGAACGCGCCGTTTCGTAGCAATTGTTCGTAGCGCGCGCCCGTGTCTAGCGCGGCGTTTAGGCACGACATCACGAACCGCGCGCCGCTACCCGAAGGGAATCGGTAGTCGAGGTTCGTATAGGCGGCTTGCCCGCGTACTTCGAAAATCTCCGAACCGCGCGCAATCTCGCCCGATTGCGAATCGGCGATACAACGGATTTGCAGACGTTCCGTACGGATGTTCGGGAATTGCGTAACGGTCGCCTTTAGCCCTAACGGAATTAGTTCCGTATACAACAGCGTGCCGTTTCCGACGTTGCCCGAACCGACGGCGATAGCACCCTTGCTAATCGTCGTACCGTCCACCGATTCGCTGTCGTTCGCCATTTCGCGGATAAGGAATTGGATAGCGTCGCCGACAGACTTCGACGGCATCGGCGTACGCCCGCCCGCGATTGCTTCGGCGTAGCACATTTCAACCAATGTCGATTGGGAAGCGCGGCGGATGTCGTCAAGAATCGCGCCCGCGGCGGCCACGCGTTGTTCCAATTGCGCGACCAAATCGCCGACCATATAAGAATCGGCCGAAGTGTATTCGGCTTGAATCGCGGCGATGCGCGTGACGATGTCCTGTTGGTGATTGCGAACGGCTTCGGCTAGGCCGAAGAGTTTTCCCAATCGTGTGAATAGCCCGTTCGAACCGTCGTACGTTAGCATTCGCGTTACTCCGTAGGGGTAGTATCGGTGAACGGAACGGCGCGGTTTAGTGCGGCGCGACGTTCGGGGCATCGGCAATTCGGCGCGACCGCGTCTACGACGGCCGCAACGCCCGTAACCGTCGCGGCTATTGCCACGACGTCGCCTAGCCCGCGCGGCTTGCCACTATACATTCGGCACGTATCACACTTCGGGCCGACGTCGCCACCGACGCCCGCGTGTGTGCAGCGTGTGCCGTTCGCGAATCTGCACGGGTGGTCGTTACGTGAAAGAGACACTAGCGCTTCCCGTGTACGTGTGGCGTTGCGATAGCGCGGGGTCGACGTACGTAGCGTTTTGGAGTCGTATCGGGCCAATGATCGGGTACGCGTCCGATTCACGTAGAAAGGTAACTTCGATTCCCGCGGTTGGACAATTGCAGAGCGCGCTATCTTCAATCGGTGGCAAAGGCGCATCGCATCCCGCGCCGAATAATCCGCGAACGCGTAGCCGTGTGTCGTATTGATAGACCGACGAACACACGGCGCTATCGCCGCAACAATCGTTCAAAAAATTGATGGTATAGACACCCGTACCACTAAACAACGATTCTAAAAACCACGCGTTCCCGTTGACGGTGTCACGTTGACAGGCGACACCGCCGAACGATATAGGCATGGTAGACGGTAGGGTTTCGACTGTACAGGCAACCCACGTACCGCACGGGTAGGGTAGTTCCCTATTGAATTTCGTATCTTTTCGCCACGATACCGTCGCCGAACCTGTTGGCGGATTTGGTGGCGCTTGTCCTCCATCGACTCCGCCTAACGCGTTGGATGCCGAAGTGTAAACCACCGAAAAACTACCGCTATAGGTTATGTAATCCCTCACGGTTACGATTTCGACGGTAGGGTGGCAAAGGTCGATTTGTTCCAACAGGTACGAACCCGAAAACGACACCGTAACCGTGGTCGGGAATTGCCTAATACAACCCTGCACCCATTGCAAACACGGGCTAGTCGCGGGGTCGGTGTTGCAGCAACACACGGCGGCTAACCGCGACACTACGCCACCCCTTCGCTACCGTAGACGTTGACGGACACGACGCCCGCAACGCTTGCGCGCCCCTGCAACGATTCCGACGGCAACAGGTGCCGCGTAGCCTCATCTATGACGGTGCCCGCGTTCGCCAATCGCGCGTCGTAATACTGCGCGTTGACGACCGCGGGCGACGCGGCGGGCTTGCAATGATGCACGCGGAACGTGGTAGCCGCGGTATGCGTGTTGCAAATCACGATGCACGTAAGCACCGCGCTACGATCCGACGGCACGCTATAGATGCGTTGGTCGGTGGTACCCAACGTGAACGACGCTAATAGACGCGGGTTGCGGTCGGCGCGTAGCGGAATTGTGGTTGTTAGGGTGGACATTGGACGTTTAGCGCGTTGGGAATTGAGAAGTACGCCGATTGGGCAGAGAATGCCATCGGCACCACCGTACCTACGGAAATCGGCGCAATCGTGATAATGGCACCCGCGGGGCCGCTACCCCAAACGTTACCCGTTTCGCAACCGTTCACCGCGTACGGGCCTAGATTGTTCGCACCGCCACCCGCGCCGCCTGTTTTGATTCGCCACACGATGTCGGCGGGTTGCCCCGCGGGCACCACGATATCGGCGTAGACTTCGCGCCACGTGTATTTCCAACGCGTGGCGGGATTCGTGACGGCGCCTAGCGGTGCCGCGCTATCAATCACCGCGGGTATTACCGATTGCGCGACGGCCGACAGAATCAACCACGACACTTTTCCATCGGCGCCGACAAGTCGCAACATAGACACGATGCTATTGACGTTCAAAGACACGCCCGCGCCCGTGGCAACGCTCCACGCGGGCACGGCGTACGCGGGTTGGTACCTGTCGCCGTCGGTGCTAGCGAATGATTGGCGACCGTCGGGCCTGTCTTCCCATTCGACGTAGCGGTTGTAATCGGCTTTCGTTTTCGGCCACACCTCCACCCAACGATGGTCGCCGTACGTGCCGACCGTGTTCGTAATGCGCGCGAAAACTAGGTCGGGCGTGTTCAACGTCGCCGCGTTTGGCGTGATGAGTAACGGCCGCAACCTATCGACCGTGTCGCAAATTTCGTTCAAGTGTTCGAACGTGAGCCGCCCTAATTGTCCGCTAGTGAATCGGGGTAGCATGGTTCACCAATTCGGCGATATCGCGGTGAAATCCGCGGTGGAGGGGAACGGTTGACGCCAAAAAACCTTGCGTGCGCGGCGCGCTCCGTTCAATTCGGCGCACGGGATTTTGCCGCTACCGTCGCGTTCGGGTACCTGTACCAAATGGTATTCCGAATCCTCAATAAACCGATGCGTAACGGTGAACAACGACACGCCCGCGCGGCGAATCTGTCCGCCCGTATAGAGAACCGTACCGATAGCGAATCCTTCCCAAAGCGCGGAATTACGCTTGCCACGCGCGGCGCGCATATTCGCAATCATGGACGGCAAGCCCGACACCTGTTGGATGGTTTCATTGATAACCAATTCGCTAGTGTACTTCAACCGCGATAACGGTACCCCTTCTAGGTCGATTTGCGTACCGCCCGTTATTTGCGTGTTCGCGGGATTCGTTAGTGTGCCGTTCGACGGATACGTGGGCGCCGAAATGTACGTGTCCGCGAACGCCGCGGCGATATCCAACGTCCATTCAACGTAGCCGACTTCGGCGGGTTGTAGCGACGCCGCCGAAACTTGCGCGTTGGAATAGTTCCACGTAACCGTCCAAATGTCGGTATTCGGTTCGCGGGCAATTGCGTACGACTTCGCCCAAACGCCCGTTTCGTCGGGGAATAGTTCACCCTTGACAGGCAACGCGTCGGGGCCGCTACTCACCAACCCCGATACGTTGCCACCTACGGCGATACCGAACCACGCGCGCACGTCGGCGGGCGTCTGCAACGACGACGGCACCGTGTTGTCGTATACCTTGAATACCCGCGACGTCGAAACCTTGCCCGCGTCGTACGACCACGCGCGGCTTGCCATCTGTTCGATGCAAAAAAAGTTCGGCATTATTGAAACCCGATAGTAGAGATAGACGCGGCTACCTTTTCGGTCGCGTCGGCGGTTCGTTCCTGCACGCGGCGTTGTACTTCCGCGGGGTACGCGTCGAACGTGAACGCGCCTAGCGCGGTATTAGCCGACGCGGTGCGGTTCGCGCCTTGCGATTCTGCGGCCGCGCGTTGTTCCTGTATGGTGGATAGTTCATCCTCTAATTTGAACCGTTCGCGCAACGCTTCGCGTTCGGCTTCCGTGGTCGCATCGCGTAGCGCCTTTTCCCGCGTCGCCGCGCGTTCGGCGCGCTCGCGTTGGTCGGCGATATTCTTCGCGGCTTCGGTGTTGCCGTCGGCGGCGGCTTTCTCTTCCATGATGCGTAGCCGTAACAACCGCACGTCCAATTGCGCCGCCTCAATTCGCGCCGCGTTTTGTTCGGCGAGTTTCTGCGCGGCTTCCGCCTCTTGCTTCGCCTTTTCCGCCGCGGCTTCGCGCTCTTTCTGCGCGGCTTCGCGGATGGTACGTAGTCGCGTTTCTAGTTCAATTTCGGCCGCGCGTTGTTTTTCGCGGTTCAATTCAAGTAACGCGTTTAGTTCTAGGTCGGAAATGCCTTCCGCCATTCGGAACGCTAGTTCCGTGTCCTGTTCATCCTTGACGCGTGCGGCTTCCGCGCGTACGGCCGCCTCTTCATCGCCACGCGCGCGCGTACGTGCGATTTCGTTGGTAACTTCTAGGCGCTCGCGTTCGCGCATAAGCGCGGTAGTGGCGCTCGCCGCGGCTTGCGCCTCTTTCTCGCGTTCACCCGCGATACGTCGCCCCGTGTCGCGTGCGGCGTTTTGCTTCGCTAGTAGGTCGTCGGCCGCCTTATCCGCGGCGCCAAACGTCGCGTCATAGATTGCGCTACCGAGGTCGGCGAACGCGCCGACGAACGGTATCGTTTTTAGCCCGTCTAGAATCGCGTCGGGGATAGCCTTATCCGAACGCAACACGCTAGCGGCGGCTTTCGCAAGCCCCGCGGCCATCATCGGCCCCGCGATAGTGCCGACTACGCCTTTTGCCTGTTCGGAGAACTTGCCGCCGAAATCGTAGCCGAGTTTCCCGCCCTGTTGAACGGCAATAGGCTTCGCGGCTTGTAGCCCCTTTTCTAGGCCGTCAAGTTTCGCGGTGATGTCTATGAATACTTCGCCGCCTTTTTCGGCCATAACGCGCCACCTATCGGTTTTGAGATTCGACCCACGCCCGCGTATTCATCGGGCTAGACGTGCGTATCAATTCGCCCCGCGCGGCTAGTTCTAGATACGCGGTGAATTCTCCAACAGGCAACGCTAGCGGGTCGGCGATATTCGCCACGGTAGACACTAGGAACGCTTCCCCTATCCAATCGCGCGCGCGTTCGCGTCGGGGTTCAACCGCGAACGGCGTACCCATTTTCCCGCGTCGTTGTCCCATTCAAAACCGATGACTTGCAACGCGAGTTCAACCAACGCGTCGGGCGCGATGCCGTCCAACATGGATTCGGCGCGGTCGGCGCCGACCGATTCGGTTAGCACGCGGCACGCGCCGTCGAACGTGAAACACGAACGCACTAACGACGTAGCAAGCCGCGAATCCTCGCGGGCCGTGCGCGCGCGGCGGATTGTTTCGTCGGCGTCCAACCCTAGCGCGCGGCAATCGGCGATAGCGTCGGCCGCGGCGCGTTCGGCTAGCGCGGTTTGCATTGTGCAGACTTGACGGACAGACAACGGCGGGAACCTACGTTCCACGCCGTCTACGATTGCGACCGCGTCGCCGATCATTGGTTGCCCCTCTTCGCTAGTAGTGCGCGCAATTGGGTTTCGTAGTCGCCATCCGTGACGCGAACGTGTTCGGCGGCACGCACCACGCGAACGTCGGTAACGGTGCGAATGTCGATTTTCCCCGCGCGAATCGCACGACCTACGGCGCATTCTTCCGACACCGTGCTAGGCGCTACGCGGAATTTCGACACGATGCCGCCCGAATGCGTTACCGACACTATCCAATCGGTGTCGCTAGGTTGTATTAGCGGGTTCATCGCGACGCACTATAGCGCGTCAAGCCGTCGTCCAAACCACGGTCGGCCCGTTCGTGTCGTTCATGCCGAAATTTACGGTGAGGGTGGAATCCCCGTTCTTATCGACAGAGAACGCGTACGCGCTGAACACCGCGTCGAATTGCAATAGCACCACATTGGTGGCGCTTGTCGTCGTTCCACCTGTCATAGATAGCGTCAGGGTGCCGCTAGGTTGCGACGGCAACGCGTTGCCCGTGATCGTACCGAACGGAGTACCCGTGTCGCGCGTCGGCGTACCCGCAAGGGTACCCGTGATATCAACGACACCCAACCGACGAACGGCGCCGCTATGCGCGAAGCCCGTTAGCACGGATTCCGTATACGCGACGTTTGCAGCGAACGTACGCACGTTCATGCTGTAATTGGTCGTAGGAAAGGCTACGGCGCCGTCGTTTCCAACAATGAATGCGGTAGGCATTTTTTATCCCTTCACGAATCCAACGATTTCGTATACGTCGGAAGTTGTCCACACATCATCGGCGAAAACGGGCACGCCCCGTTGCCGTAGGTATACCACCGCGCGCGCGTAGCCCGTGGCGGTTAGTTCCGCTCCGTCTAATAGCAATTTCAATCGCGCACTACCCGTCGGGCCGTAATAGCATTGGTTCGACGGTTCGAAAATCGAAAACGTTACGTTCACCGTATCCAACGTGGAATCGAACGCGCGTTCGTATCGGTTTTGAGCGCCCGTATAGACGCACAACGGCAACGAATCATCCCCCGCGGCGCTATCAAGGTAGACGCGACCGCTAAAGAGCGCCGCGAATCCCGAACCCGTGCCCGACGTCGCGATTTTCGTACGCAACGCGTCTAGTAGATTATGCACGCGGCGTCCCTCCGAAATGACGGCGAAGCGCGGTAGCCATTATTGGTTCGAATAGGTCGCGCGTCATAGCCATAGTAGGTTCGACGTACGGGCGCGGCTTGACGCGACCCCAACCGCGGTCGATTCGCGCATACTTCAACGCGCTACCGAATCGGTAGCCGATTACGTTCCCGTTGCTTATCACCGTTAGCAACGCTTGCCGCGCTTCCGCGGGTACGGGTCGGCGCTTGCGTCGCGACGGCACAAACGTATCCGAACCCTTCGGGAACGCTACGCCGCCCGTTCCACCCTGCAATCCGCGGCCGACTTGCCACGACCTACGCAACGCGCCCGTATCGGGTGCGGGTGGTTGACCGCTACGCGATGCGCGGTGGAATCCACGTTCACGGAAGTTACGCCCGTTTTTCTTTCCCTTGCCAACACGGTAGACAAGCCCGCCGCCTTGCTTCGATAGCGTTTCGCGCATCGCGCGCGACACCGTCAAAAGGTACGCGTTCACGCCCTCTTGCACGGCGCGGCGTAGTTTCATCTGCACGTGTGGATCGGGTACGAACGTCATAGGTTCACCCCTCGACAAATGGAAAGGTTAGCCCGTTGACGCGGTCGGCTTCGACGATTGTATGGCAATTAGCCGCGGCGCTAGGTCGCAGAATCGGAATACGCACCGACCGTACCGCGTATTGTCCATCCGTAATCGACAACAGGCCGTCGGTGTCGAACGACTGTTGGCCCGCAAAGTAGAACGTAGCGCCTACGCGCATACGCGGCGCCCCCGCGAAATCCGTATCGGCCGCCGACCGCGGTTGGACGAACGCGGCAAGTTGCGCGGTAAGTGTGTAGCCGTTCGTTACCGAACCGTTGGCGGCTATCGACGCCGTCGGCGTCAACACGTCTACCGTTACGCCGTGTTGCGCTATGAGGCTAGAAACGCTCATTTGTAGTACCGCCTATACGGTGCGATGAGCGCGCGCGCTTCGGCGTCCATCGAATCGGCGCCGCCTAGCGAATAGGAGTAATCGCCGAACGACTCCGACGCTAGCGCGGTGTCGCGCTTGCGCCCGTTGTAGATTCGGCTAGCGATGAGGTGGCACGCGTGAACGATGTCGGGCGGAATCGTTTCGTACCCGCCGTCATAATCGACTAGCACCGACACGGGCGCCGTAGGCCACCCGTCGCCGTTGTCGTCGTCGTAGCCGCTACGACCAAAGTAGAGAATGCCGCGCGGTAGGTCGCCCGTTATGTCCATTTGCGCCTGATCGGCGAAGGTAACGGTAGCGACGCTGTCTTTCAGGTCGCGACCGACTAGCCGATTGATTCGGTATACCGAACAATTCACCGATGCCGACGCGGCGAAACCCGTAGTAGCGGTAATCTGCGCGGCCAACGCGTTCGACGACTTATGGTTCGCGAAATTGATATCGGTTTGGGTTTCGTTGCCCGTTGAATCCGTGCGGGTTAGAGTTACTTTGGTTTCTCTAACCGTGATAGTGGCCGAAATGTCGGTGGCGACCGTGCTACGCACCGTCATACAAGCAAGCGAACCAAAGCCCACGTAGTGAACGTGTCCGACGGGCGGATTGTGAACGACAAGCCCGCTATCGCCACGCGCTGTCGTCCATTCGTAGAAACGACGTTGGACGAATTTACGGTCGGCGTACGCTTCGATTACGTAACTAGCGCGGTCGATTGCCGACTCCAACACCGCGTCGTCGGTGCTAGTCGAAATGCCCATATAGGCTTTCAACGCGGCTAGGGTGGTGAGTGCGTATTGGTCAACGGCCATTGGTTGTTCCGTTCATCGGCACGCGTAGCCGCGTCATTTCGCCCGCGGCGGCCGTCCGCGCTTGCGTGTGGTGTCGGTAGGGGTTTCGACGTCGGCGGGCGCCACGGGCGATTCCCGCGGGGTTACGGCGGTCGTGGATTGCGTCACGAATTCCAACACGCCGCGGCGCTGCAATTGAACCGCAAGCGCGGGCGACACGGCGACAAGCGCGCCGCGACGCGCGCCCGCCCACGGTTGCAACGCGATGCAAATTACGTTGGTGGTAGTGTCCAATCGGGTTTCCCGTTCGTGTGGTAGTCGTGCATGAATTGATGGACGCAGTTTAGGTTGCGGTCGGGCCATGACGCGACGACTTGTAGGTGGCCTACGCGTACTTGCGGCGTGGTCGAAATCCTCCAACCCGCGGCGCGCGCCTTTTTCCAAAAGTACACATCATCGTCTACGCGGTCGTTGCCCCAATCGCCCTTTGCGCCCGCCTCACCGACAAACCACGGCATCGGGAATTCGCGTAGGCGGTCGCATCGAATCAACGTAAGCCCGAAATGCCCGTGCAGCACGGGCCA